TTAAGTCGTTGGTAGTAGAATTAATTTGTGTACTAGATAATTGGAATCCTCCAATTGTTCCGCCATCAAATTGTACTTTTGATCCCGTTGCTTGTCCAGATGCCTTTAATCTTAAATTATGAATATTTCCGTCTAACGGAGATTTAATTTCTTCTGTGTTAACTACAAATCCTGCTATAGATGCAGATGCAAATTTTGCAAATCCAAATTGATCTATGGAAGACGATGCATTTGCTTGAGTGGATGGTTGTCCGGCAATTGTTGCAGGAGTTCTTATTTGGTTGGCTGTTACTGAACCTTCTATTACTACACCACCTGTAATTCTTCCGCCTGACAATAAAACTTTTGAGCCTGTTATTTCTCCAGTATCTTTTAAAACTAAACTCGATCCATCACTTGATTTGATTGCTGCACTATCAATTGTAAATCCAGCAATTTCTGAAGTTCCGTCACCGTCTAATAAAACAGCGTACTTACCTTCTCCATCTCCGGAGAATCCAGCTTCACCTGAACTAGATATATATGATCTTGCATTTGATTTGTTAGTGCCTGCAGGAGTAAATAATTGATTTACGGATAAGTCTGCGTTTATTATAGCATCGGCTCCAATTATCAATTTATTTTCTTGAGGATCTAAATGGAATATAGATGAACTAATTTCAATATTGCCATCTGAACCACTTATAAATTGTGTACCAGTTGTTCCTATAAAAAACTTTTCTGCTTTTATATCAACAGAACCGCCTGCTTGAGTTGTAAATATAAAATGACTACTATCATTATCTCCTACTAATTGTAATCCTACTCCTTGATATGTATCCGCACCTAGAGTTAAATTATTAGATCCTGAGTAGATTAAAAATCCGCCTGGAGTTGTTCCGGCCGCTGTATTTGTAAATCCATCATATCCTATAGATCTAATAAATCCGGAACTAACTCCTGCTAATTCAATTCCAGAACCTATAGAATTGCCTATAAAAACAGATCCTGTTAATAAGTTATCAGTACCTTCAATATATACATTATCACCATCAAAAACTGCTCCATATGCAAATGTCTCTAGATCTGCTTTTAATCCCCGTGTATCAAAATATTGAAATTTGAATGTCAATGGAGTATTCATATGCTCGGTAGGTATACGTTTTGCAATCCTTACATAATTTGGACTAAATCCTGTTTCTTTATCTGCAAATACATTAATATCAGAAATAATAAATCTGCCCATACGAGTTACAAATTTTAGATCTAATGGTTCGTCTCTATTGCCTTTAAATTGAAATTGTATATCTGTAATCGTCCCTGGTGTAAAATCTGTAAATATAGTTCCTATACGTGTTCCTAATTGGCCGCCATCTTTATAGATATTATTTTTTAATGAATCTTTCCATTTAGAGTTAATGTCAGGTTGACCTATTTTTATTTCTCCTATAGGATTGTCTTGTGTTATATCTCCTTTAACATACACATCCATTCTAGGTGTAGATATTTTAGGGTCTCTACTAGAATATAATGCAATATCCGGCGGAATGGCAACTTTAAATTGTACTGCATAGGTAGTGTCTGTAAATAGATTTGGTTTATATTCATCTCGGATTTCAAATACAGATCCAGCTGTTATATTAGCAGTATATTGATTTGTTGTTGTAGTAGTCCAATTTGTTAATATATCTGCACCACCCATCAAGTTATCAGTATCATAACTTAAAGTTACTCCGGTAAGTTGGCTAGCTATACTGGAAGACCAATATTTATTGATTTCTGATAAAGATTCAAATGTTCCAAAATTTTCAAAAAACGATCCTACTATTACATTTGTTTCAAATGACCCTTCATCAATCAATATGTTTTGTTGTTCTAATATAGTATCGCCTAGGTCTTGAAAATCTCCAAATTGTCCACTAGGTTTAAATAAAGTCTTTACTCTAAATACATCTCCCGTTTCTGGTTCTGTATTTGCAATAATTATATCAGCAAAACTAGATGAATTTTCTGTAAATACAGTTACTGATGGTTCTATATAACTAGCAGTAACATTAGTTGCTGTAAATCCGGTTATAAGTTGTGATTTAAATGGATCTTGAACTGCGGCAGGTGTTTTTGTACTTCTAGAAGACCTACTAGCATTATTAGATGGTCGATCAACTAATATTGATACTTGAAACGATCCAAATGTATTATCAGAATCTCTTTTAAATCCTGATACTTGTGAAACTTTTGCTGTTTTACTGTTAAGTATGGTTTGTATATTGAATATATATGATCCACTTAATTCAACATCGCCTGCTGAACCTAAGGATGTAACTGCTTCTCCTCGTTGGGTGTCTGGTAAAGCTCTACCGTTAGCATCTAGTGATGTTCCTTTAGGAACTGATATCTTTGGATTGACTATTGTAAGATCATATGTTTGCATTGATCTTGATAAAGGAAAATTAACAGTTTTTAATATTGAAGTTCCGGTAGAGGTAAGTACCGTATCTGATTTTGTTGTTTTTCCGGCTGTTGCATTTAAACTTGTTTTAGTAGAAGATCTACTAATCATAGAAGTTCCGGCTGCTCTTGCAGGACTATTTCTAGATAAGGCTCCTTGTGTTGAAACAGCTTTTGTTGTTGCTAAGCTTGTAAGTGCTTGTATTTTAGTGGTGGTACTAAGCACCGGTGGTGGTCCTTGTACACCTACTTGACTTCCAGAGGAACTATATTCAGTAAATACATTTGTCAATGTAACTGGCTGTCTATATGGCTGAACAATTTCTGTTATTGTAACAGATGGTTGTTCAACAAATATAAGTTCACTAGTGTTTATAGTACTAGGAGAGACTGTTATTTCACGTTGCCATAACATGTTTGGTATGTCATAATAATCTAGACTAGTCGGGTCTGTACTAAATGGCACTGGGACATCTGCAGCAAAAAATGAATTTTCTGAAGTACGGAACTGTAATCTCGCTGCTACATTAACAGTAGCAATACCTGGAGGTGTATCCGGATATATGTAAATTGATACAACACGTGTCCCATCTTTTTCTACATATCGTAATGGCTCATAGTATATAGCATTTCCATTAAAATCTATAATGTCAATATATATTTTACAATTATCAACAAATCGATTATTTTGCATACGAATTTTAAATAAATTCTTGCCAGCCGTAAGTTTATCTGGAAAATCTACTATACCAAAATATTTGTTAGATGTAGGCGATCTATCAACTTCGACATATTCAAATTTTTCTAAATTAAATAATTCTGCTTTTTTACGTATCGACACTAGTGTCTCCTATATAATTCTTTTATATAAATATTACTCATAGTTGATTCTAGAGTATCCGTTAGACTTTTTGATTTCAATAAGTTTATCAACTACATCTCTCATGGTATCAATATGAGAAATACACATAATAAATCCAAATTGAGATTTCAAATAATCAAATAACAAATGAATATTACTTATGTTTTCTGAATCTAATACTCCGAATCCTTCATCAATTGCTAAAAAGTTTGGTCTTGGTAAACTAGTTATATTAATTAATGATGTTCTGATTGCTAATGATGCAATAAACTTTTCCATTCCGGATGTTAATTCTAGTGGCCAAAAATTATCATCATCATATATAATATATCCATTAATATTTTTACCATCAGTTTTTAATATCATATTAAAATCTACAACTTGAGTCAATATATTATTAACTTCAGTTTCTATTTGTGGTAATGCTTTTGATATCAATTTATAAGGAACACCATCTCTTTTAATAGAATGCAAATAATATTCATAACCTTTATATTGCGTTTCTAATTCAGCTAATCTTTCAATTGATTCGATAGATTGCCTTTTAGATTCTTCAGCAACTTGTATCTTACCAGTTATTGTTCTTAAGTTAGATTCTAAATTAGATATTTGTTCTGTTAAATCATCACGTTCAGATATTATATCGTTAATATCTTGTTGTTTTTGTAAATTAAATTTTATATCTGCTTCATGTTGTTTAGATTCATTTAATTTTTTTGTAGCCGATTCTATTAATGTGTTATATAATTCGATTTTCGAAAGACATGCATTTAAATTTTGTTGTTCGCTATCACGTTGATTATTGATATATGTTATTGATGACTGAGTTTCATTAATGACTTCTAAACTATCATAGGCTCGAGATTTTGATATAGCTACATCATACTCTGCTTTTTTTGTTGTAAGTTCAAATAATGTATTTTCTAATTGAGGTAATTCATCTGCAGCTTTTTGTGTATCTTTAAGCCATGGATTTGCCATACAGTATTCACAATCTGCATCCCATTTATGATCATCTAATTTTGATACCATACGCTTAGCATGTGTAATTTTTGTATTTATTATTCGAGATTTATTATCAAATTCATTGATTAGTGTTCTATATGATTCTAATAATTTAATTTCCTTTTCTATGGCTATCTTATCATATGAATTTATTTCTAAGTGTAATGACTCTAGATCTGTATCATATCTTTTAATTATATTTAAATGATCATCTTGTAAAGAATTAAATTTGTTTAACGAACTAGTTAGTTCATTAATTTTAATTTGGGCTGACTCAGGCGTTAATACATCATCAGAGATAGTTTTTAATTCTGATGTTAATGTTACAATAATATCATTTAAATCATTAAACATATTAGTATGTTCTAATTTTTCTTTTTTCATATGATTATATGAAGGTGTAAGTTGATTTATAATTTTTTCTGATTCTGATAATGTTGTAGCATAATCGTTACGTTTATATTCTCTAATTAATGCCGACGTATCTCTTATATCTTCTGCTGCTATTTGATATTGTTTTTCAAATACATCAATATCTAAAAATTGAGTTAATAATTCTTTTCGTTCTCTTTGTGATTTATCAATAAATCCGGTATTATTATTTTGTAATGATAATGCAGTTAATATAAAATCGTCATATGAGCCGATATATCTTTTAATAATTTTATTGGTACTATCTCGCTGATCGCCATTTAATAAAATCTTATCGCCATTGTTATCCAGTGTCCAGAAATTTACAATTACCTTTACATGGCCATTAGATTGTTTTTTACCATCACGTTCTATATAATATTGTTTACCATCTAATTCAAAATTAAATTTACAATGAAACATAGATTTTTTATTATTTAGAACATGTGCAGCTTTTACTGTTCTAGAACATCTATCAAAACAACAAAATGCTAATGAATCTAATAATGTTGATTTACCGCTAGCATTAGCAGCAAATACTCCATTAACTCCATGCATGTTTGTAAAATCTATTTTATTATCTTCGCCATAACTAAACATGTTAGAAAATTCAAAATATTTAGGAATCCATGTAACATTACGTGTCAACTCTGAATCTGTCAATTTAGAATGTACGGTTCTATTAATATGACGTACACAATCTAACATTGTTTCTGATAAAGCTTTATTATCTACTAAATATTCTGTTATAACATTATTTTGCCATTCTACATCTCTAACGTTTCCAAATGATATTTTTTGTGCATTTACATCTTCATTTAATGTATGAACTTTCTGAACGCTAATTTCTTGTACTTTGTATTTAGTACGTATACTTGATATAACTTTTTTAAGTTGGCTCGATGATGTACTTTTAACTTTCAATCGCAATCTAGGTCGTTTGGGTATTTTATCAGATGGATTTAATATTTTACCATTTTCTATTTCAAATGTATAATATCCATAAAGATTTTTTATTTCTACAAATTTAGAAGTTAATGAAGGAATGTCCCATTCTAATATTCCATGTAATAACCCTTCTCCATGGTTTTGTTGTATTAAACTGCCGGCATATGCTATAGTTTTTTCATCATTTAAAAATTGAGCTGGTTTATGAATATCACCTAATAATGTTAAATCATGTCCTTTAAATAAATCTGCCGTTACATGGTCATTTGATATACGAAATCCTATATCTGTTACTGCAGAATTAACAGCTCCATGGTGTAATGCAATTTTAATATCTCCTTCAAAATCAGAAGCTTTTATATAATTTACAGGCTTTTCGAACACCGACATTACATTGAAGTGTATGTTCGAAATACAATATACATCATTGTCTTTAAGATAATGTAAGTCCGGATGGTTTAAGGCCTTAACTATGGGAGACAGTGCATCTAAACGGTTAGAGTTATTTAAGTTGCAATCATGGTTACCGGTAATTAATAATGTAGGTGCTAAATCTGCTAATTTTTTAAAGAAATCTGAAACTTGGTATACTAATTCCGGTGACATGTCAGTCTTAGCATGTACTATATCCCCGGCTAAATATATTATACTATTATCAGTTTTATTTTTTTTAATGTAACTATATAACTGTTTAAATACATGTACATATTCTTTGTGACGATTAACATTACGTACATGTACATCTGCAACATGAAATATTTTATCTATCTTATCTATCTTTATATCTATAACGCGCATAAAATCTTTTCTTCAATTAATTTTTCTTGAGATAATTTATATGTATTATCTATAATTTCTTGTATTTTTTCAAATCCCATTTCACTTGGGTCTGAATTAGGCAAATCTACTAAATGTACATCTATACCATTAGCTATAAAATAATCACATGCTTCTAATGCTTGTTTTTTTGCATCATTATCTAAACATATATAAATTGTTTTAACATTACGTTTTACTATACGCATTTTTAATGTATTAGATATTGTTTTTCCAAATAACGGAATAGCATTTCGTTTTATTGCAATTGCATCAAATGCGCCCTCTACTAATATTATTGGCATATTCCAATTTATATGTAATTCAAATCCTATAATATCTTTTGATACGCCGGGATTCTTATGTTTCCATACATCATCTTCGTAATATGCACGAGAAACAAAATAATTTAAATTACCATTTGCATCATAACTAGGAATAATTATTTTTCCGGAAAATAATCCAGTATCTGCATATCCAATTCTATATTTTAAAATATCATAGATATCTATATTCCTATTCCTAAGATAAAATATTGCATTGCGGTATTCTGGGGATCCTTTATCAAAATGCCATAGAGGTCGAAATTCTTTTGGTAATGTTAATACTGCAGTATTAGTTGTTGTTTTATCTGGCAGATGATCTACATCGTTAGTTAATTGTATAAGTTTGGATATTTTCTGTCTATCTACATTTAATTTTTTTGCTAGAACTATAATCTTTCGACCACTAGCATTACATACCCAACAGTGCCAGTGTTGTGATGATACATTAACTTCTAATTTCTTTTTCTGATGGTTACAGAATGGACAATGGAATGCAACGTTATCATTTGAATTTACTTTGCCGGAACCTAGGATTGTTTCCAGTAATGTAATTATCGCAAATTTACTCATATATTATTATAATATTATAATATTAGCATTAACATTTAACATGTCAATGTTTTCTTTCAAAACTATATTTTTCAATAAAAATTTAATTAATATGAATATAATAAAAATTTTTCAAAGAATCAAGCCTTTAGCCAACTTTCTGGAACATTTTTTTCTGCCCATACAATTCCATGTTTATCACACCAATCGCCATACGTTGTTTTAGAACCTTTACGTATTTTAGTTTTAGCAGATTGAAATACTATTCTAACATCTAATTCTGGATGTTGTTGTTTTATTAATAGATGTTTTTTACGATCTTCTATAACCCATCGTCCTTTTGTTTCTACCAATATGCCATTCGGTAATGTAAAGTCGATAGTATATTTATGAGTAGTTTCTGGCTTAATGTAATTTATTATAGTATCTTCATAACCAAATTTGATTTTTTGTTCTTTTAACTGATCTGAAACTTTATGTTCAAATCCAGATCTATAACCATGCTTAATTGCATTTGCTCGTACTTTAGATTTTGATCTCCACGACATATATAACCTTTATTTTTATATAAATATTAGTAGTCCCAACGAACAACGAAATTCATATCAATATCATTTCGTTTTTGTACAGGCTCTGCTAATTTACCTACTGCTAATAATCTAGCTTTATCATCATATAATCCAATAGTTGTTATATAAGGAAATGCAGATCCTGTTATAAACATTGTTTTTCTAAATTCTCCTGGGCCATTATTAGCTTCTTGATCCGTACATGTATTATCATATCCTGTAGAAGGACGATATGTAGCAGATGGATTAACTGAAACATTACAAATACTTTTAGGTACTCTTACTAATACTTCATTTTCGTATATAGTATGACTACCTTTATATTTAACTGTAAAATCGCCGGCTATACTATTTGAACTACTTATGAAAATACTATTATATTTAGGTAATGGTGATGATACTACTAATTGTCCATTTTTGTAAAAAACATTGCCAGGTGTACTAGATTGATATAATGACCCGGAGATAAAATTCTGATTTGCTAATGATGTTATTTGAGTTTGTGTTACTGCATAATCATACATTCTAACTTCAGCAATATTTCCTTGGAATGAATCTCCTAAATCACGTCCGCGGGATCCTATAAATGTGTACGCCGTGTTAGATGTCTCTTTACGAGGTAATGTTCCAGTTGTACCACTTTTTACGGCATTTATATAAAAATTACATACCGATGAAGAATTAGTTACTAAAACATGCATCCAATCATTTCTATATGCTGCACTAGCCGATATATGTATTTCTGAAGTTGCATCACTAGATTGAAAATGTACATGTTCATTAAATAAACTTATTTGATATGGAGTTTTAAATTCTTCAAAACTTTCAACACCAGGAATTGGCATAACAATTGTTTTGTCTCTATCTTTAATTAATCCATCTTTTTTATCATAAAATCTTTCTGTAAATACTTTACCTTTCGATAATATAGATCCAGTTATTAATACATCTGTAGGTTTTATCCATAATGAGATTGCCCAATCATCACATTTTGCAAACGTATCAAACTTCTTATCATTATTTATTTGTATATAACTCTTTAAACTACTTGTAAAATAGCCAGATAATCCAGATGATTCATTATATGAACCATTAGTTACAACAACACCGGGTTGTAATCTCACGTTAGAAAAAATATTTTCTCCATTAGATGAATTTAGTAATCCAAAATTTAAAGGAAATTTACGATATAAACTGTTGAATGACATATGAAATGTAGAGTTCGATTTTTTTGCAAACGAAGCACTAGCTATTCTAGGATCCTTTAGATTGCCATGTCCATCATCATATAAATTAATAGAATAATCCGGATGATCTCTATAATCTTTTATATTACTATCAATATTAAGTGATGCATATTTAATTTTTTCGCCTACAGACCCATATGGTATAGACATTGTTGACCCGGACATAAACAAAAACTTTTCTGTTTTATTTATATTTGTTAGTTCTAATGTCTTATCCGGACTAAATGGATATCGATAATACTTATGATCTAAACTATTCCATATGATATGTCGATTGGAATTATCTTGAAAATTTATATCTTTATCATATTGAGTAAATGTGTCACCAACTGTTTGAGGTATGGTTAAATGTGATGCTAATTGTAACACACATCCTTGATCAACGTGACTAGAATTTGTTATTGTATAGTTTTTGTATGCATAAAACGGCTTATGTTGTACGTCATTTTTACGTAATGGCCGGAATACTGTTGGTATAGTTGGCATATCATTTTATTCTTAAAAGTCTAATTTAACTTTAATAAGTGTTTCTTTTGTTTTATTTTTTAACAAAGGTTGACTTAATTTAGCTACTGCTAATAACTCTCTATTATTATTATATAATCCTATCGTTGTAATAAAAGTTTGAGGATCATTAACAAATGTCGTATATTTCAATTCACCTAATGATCCAGTTACAAATGATGGATTATTAGAATAATTATATTCTGCATTTTTTACTCTTACAAAATAGAAAGATGATTTTACTTGTTCCGATGATCTAGCTTGCAATCCATAAGTTCTGCCGGCTACAGCAGACATTGCACCTGATCCAGATATCGATTTAAACATTCTTTCTAAATTCTTTCCATCAATTGAAGAAGAATTATTTGTTCCAAAATTTACTTGACTATTTAATGTATCAGCATTTAAAATTGCTATTCCATTCTCTGGAAATAATAATCCATAATATACTGGCGCTGAAGCATTAAATATATTTGTTCCAGAATCAATAGACCCGGAGACTAAATTATATACTTTACCACTTTCTCCTACCGTTCCAGCTTGTGTACTTGAATCATCTATAATTTCTCTAATATCGGTTGTATTAGCCAATCCAGCTACTGGCGCGGTATTACTTCTATTCATTCTAGCTAAGTTTATTTCAATATTACCTGGATCAATTTTTTCTTTGAATCTAGCTCTATTAAAATTTAGTACATATATACTATTAGTATTAACTCCATTAATTGTAAATTTTAAATCATTAGGAGCTAATAATATTTGAGCATATTGTTTATAAATTGCTCTAGAAGGAGTATCATTATTTAAGTTTCCGGTTAAATCTTTTGAACCAGACCCATTAAAATTACCATATGCTATAGCAAATTGCTGATTACCATTATTATCTATAACAGTTCTAAAATAACTTTCTTGTATTGCAGTTTGTCCGGATTGAGTGGCCATAGAAATTAAACTCCCGGTATTGCCACTAAATAAACCAGTTGTTACTGTACTTACATTATTTGATAATATATCATTTGCTACATCAAATGTAGTATATACTCTACCAGTCGCAGCTGCTAATGCCGCGGCATCTCGTTCTGCAATTATCTGATCAGCTAACTGACGTGCTAATGCTTGCACTTGAGAAACTGCAGTCGAACTTCTCTCTAATTTATTTTCTCTTTTCTGTGCTGAAAAATTACCACTGTATGATGCCATTGTTATTTGTCCTTTTATTTTAAGATGTTGCCTGATTTATATTTACTGGCGCCGATGGAGTGACTGCTAAAGCTAATTTTTTAACCGTAACACTTATTGATGTTCTACCACCCGTTTCATTTCCTATAATTAATATAGTAGCACCCTTATCAGTAATTAATTGATTACCACCCGTAAATTGGAATTCTGTTCCAGATACTGTAACACTTTGTGCTGCTTCTGAATCTCCTATAAATTGTGGTATACTTGCTGCAGTTTGTTGTGGTGCTGTTCTAGTTGCAACTAATGATCCAGCCTCAGAATCTGATAAAATTGCTGTATATCCAAATCTAGAATTGCCACCGTTATAATTTTGTGTTTGTGGTGTAATTGTAATAACTCCACCTGATTGAATTATTGATACATTAGCTAAGCCTGGTATAGTAACAACTGGTATTCTAGCAGTTCCTGGTGCTAGTGTTACTAATTTATATTTCATCATTTGTGTTTCGTCAGGTAAAGCTTCTGTAATTGGCATATTTTCAATAGCCGCGCCATAAAAAGCTGTTCCTAATGGATGTTCTGAATTATATAAATCATAATCCACTTCATCATCTGCTAATGCAAATTGTGAAATTTGAAATTCGTTTCTGCCTCGAGCTAAAAGTTCTCTTCCTTTTTTGGTCAAGATTGCATCGACAGTTATTGTACTATTATCTAAGTATCCCATGGTATTATCCTATAATTTTATTATAAATATATGCGTACTATAATTATCTAACTATTATGTTGCCTGGAAGTATCCTGTTTGTTCCAGCAATCGGTTTTGGCTCTTTAGCATATATCAATTGATTTGGATTTGTTTCATAAACTTCTATTATAGGTTTGAATTCTAAAGCCGAAATATTTGAAGGTTCGTTGATACCCGGAGCTGTTATTTGAGAACCTAAATATTTAATTGACTGTTCTTTAAACATATCATCATCCATATATGATGCATCAATCAAACTACGGCTATAAAATAATCCCATGGATTGACTAACAGCATGTGCTTGATTACGTTTTATTCGACCCGGAGAAGATGCTGAGCCACTAAAATGAAATACTATTTCTTTAAAGAAACTACTTTTTCTATATTGATCTACAACAGTATCTAATCCAGACTTAATTGATGACGTGACGGTAACATTTATATCGAATAATAATTCTGAAACAAATGAACTAGAAGCAACCGAAATAGGCTGATTTATATTAAAATCAAATTGCGGTCCTTTTTCTGCACTACTAGTCGGTGACATATCATTAAGTAACATGTCGTGGTCATTTCTTTCAACGCCTGGCCTTTTAGTTAATGTATTTTTAGATCTTTCTAAAATATTCGGTTCTATTAATAATCCACTAACATCATCTACTCTTTCCGGCATTAATTGCTGAATTTGATTAAATAATGCAAAATCAAATTGAGTAAAAATTCTTATATATGCATTTACATCACTAGTATTAGTAAACTTTTTCCAATAATTTTCAGAAAATTGTTTTAATAAAGGATAATCTATTTGAAATTCATCATCCGGATCGCCTATATAATCGTCTAATTCTACATCTCCTACTTGGTTAAAAATATCTTTATTTATCTGATCTGTATAACTATAAAATAATCCTAATTTATTTGTATCTAATGATGCATGATCAAATGTAGAGACTTCTGCAGTATTTGTAGGCGATAATTGACGTACTAATTTATTATCATCAAATCTAATTTTTTGAGACTTAGCACTATTCATACCACTAGAAACGCCTTCTATATAATATGTTTCTTCTGCAGGAATAAAATTACCTCTTTTAGAGTTTCTTGGAGTATCAAATCCTATAGGAGTTGCATTAGATATAATTGACTGGAATGGATGGCTTGAAGATATTATGGTACCAGCTGGACTTAAATCGACTCCAATAGTATTGGAACCCAATGTATACTGTCTAACTAATGTATCATATGAACTAGTTGGTGATATTGCACTTACATATGATGTAGGATTTAATGTATGCCGATCAAACGCATTTTGATCTAATAATTCTAACCATTCTCTATATTCTTGCATTGATCCAGAGAACGTAGCTGCCTTAGCACCTAAGAAATTTGTCATATATGATTCAACACTAAGACTATCTACAGAACTAGTACTGGCACCTATATGAACTATATTTGGCGGTGTCCCTCCCTGGCCTGTACCAGACCATACTGTATAATGATTAGGATTAGTTGGAGTAAATGCTAGACTCGATGAAAAATTTATTGAGCCATTTGATAGATCAGATGCATTTTCTACTTGTAAATTATATGTTGTATTTACATTTGATGAGTCGTTATAAGGAACTCCTGCACTAGTTTTTGTATAATAATATCGAAGATTCCAATATTCTCCATTATATAAAGGTAACCAATCCGTTGATGATGTAAATGGCACTTCCGGAGGACTTGCTCCACTGCCGCCGGCTTTACCAAATGATACTACCATTCGGCCAAATTCGGTACTTCCAGAATAAGATCCAGTATGTTCTACGCTTATCAATGTTAATGGTGTACTTCCACTATGTTGTGAATATACTAACATGTTTTGTTTGGCATACGGCTTAAATCTAAATTCTCTTGTAATAGCAGGTATTGTACCTCTATTGATGCCCCAATTGGTTAATCCAGATGGTATATAACTAGTAGGATAATTAATATTAGACCCAGAGTTAAATTGTACAGCATATGAAAATCTATCTTCTATTAATGCAGGAACATCTCCTCCTACTTTTGGACCTCCATATTCTCTGATAGATAATAATGAATTTGGAATACCATATATATTCATCATTGCATCAATTGCTCTTTTAGTTCCTTTAGTCTTTAAAAGATACGGTAAATTATTTACAATACGTCTCCATACCTCTTCCGTTATCTCTTCATCAGATTGAGAAAAAATGCTTCCTGTTTGTGCCGGTACTCCGGAACTGTTTGTTCCTATTCGATATTGCCAAAGCTGCGTTGCTTGTTTACCATTAGTTAATTCCCATCCCATTGACTTAGCTATATCCGGTAATAATTTTTTATCAATTGAAAGTTTAGGTTGTTCTTCTAATTTATATACTTTTGATAACGAATTAATATATGTCCATAATATATCAAAATGTTGTCCTATCATATTGACAAATAATTCATATTGATCATTATTTACATCTAAACGTATATGTTCTGGAATTGATTTTGTTAAACTTGTTTCATTTTCAATATCATATAAAGATGCAGTTGCACTTAAAGAATTGAACCAATTAGTTGCGATAGAAGATGTAGTATGATGTAATTCAAAAGATCCATTTTGTAAAAATTTAGGATATGGCTGAATTATATACTGTTGTGCTCCAATATACCCGCCCGTATCACCATGAGTAGTTAAACTACTAGTAGATTCATTATATAGCCAATTTTCAAATTGATCAAATTCTCCGATAATACTATCTTTTCGTTTAGTATAGTTAGAAATATTTTTTAATGTAGGACTTGAACTACTACCAGATGACGTATTTAATACGTCTAATTGTTGATCAAAATAT